TTTAGCTACCAATGTCATCAAAGACGCTTGCACGATTTCCATCGTGGATCAAGTCGGTCGGGTGATGAGGGTGGTTTTCTTTCACGTTACGTGGAGAGAACCGTAGCAAATAAGATTTCTTTCGAAATCACCTTTATTTGCAAAAGTGAAGATTACTACTACGTAAGTAGCTAGACCTAACTTAGTGGTTATTGATAATCCGGATTCCGGTGTCTCATGCCATTAGGTTAACTAACTTACGGACTAGAAGGTGGTTTCTGATTGGGGTGCCTCTTACGAGGTTTTACCCAATTGTGAACTTCCCTTCAATCGTCGAGCATTGATTCGTAATATCTTTCGATATTATGTTTCGTTCTTGTCGCTATTGATTAGCGAAACTACCGCATTCCCTTGAGTGGGAAAGTTGGATATGTCCGGCTGCCAAACTTCCTAACCAGAAGTAAGGTAAGGCTAGTTTTCGGGTCAAATAGAACAAGCAAACGGGGCGTAGTATGATATTATCATGATATGTCAACTGATGAAATAAGAATGTCTAATATCTCGTAAGAGATAAGTAAGACACGTTAAGTCGCCCGGTTGACGGGTTTAACACTATGAGCTATTAATAGCTACTACCGACGTAAGTCAGGCAGACAATAGTGTGCAAGGCGGTTAGCCTTGCCGGCACGTGGGCCCAAAGCCTATCAGAAAATTCAAACTTATTTCACAGCCTTTTCTAATTTTAGATGAGGGATTGCTCGGATAAACCAAGCAACCCAACTTTAACCTGATGCAGCCCTTCAAGAGAAGGGCCACTAGCATGGGTTTTAGCCACGTAATGCCAGGGTTCGAGGAATCCAACAGAACAGAATAGTTCTGGGATCGCAAGATCTTAGCGTCCAGGTCACCGCATTTGGTGAGCATGTGATCGACACTTACTTCCTCGAAAGGAAGTAACCTGCCAGTCATATGACAGCACTAACGCAGAGTATAATATATTATGAATAAAATCAAAAACATATTATCATCTAGAAGAATTAAAGGTTTGTTCGCTTCGATTGTTGAGAACGGATCAATGATCAGCCTTGTTGGAACTTGGAGACCTGTAAAAGAAGGAATGTCGACTCTCGGTCTGGAAACAAGAACTGTTTCCAGACGAGGGAAGGACGTCTTGTTTTATAGGTATCCTGGTCTAACAGACTTGGTGAATGGATTCGGATGGAGAGTTCTCTCTTTCTGTTTCCCTAACCGAGTAAAATTTACTCGAAGGTTGTTACAGTTGTACAAATTCAGTAATTATATTTACTTAATGTACAAGCATCACGGATCAACGCAAGCCGTTGGGTTCCTAAAAGCTGCTCAACTAGCAGTGCAAAAGTCAATTGCAGGGGATAGAATTGACAATCTTAGACAATTAGACGCTAGTTTGTTTAAAAGCAAACTAACGGGTTATGGTCTGCCCACAATCATTCCTTCTCGCGATAGGAAGATGATTGCGGCTAGATCTACCCCCATCATACGATGGTGGCTAACCCTTTTCAGTGTATACCGAGTTATCAGTATTCCTGGAAAATTGAAATTGTTTACTATTGTTCAGGCTTCGACTGTATCGGGTTCGATTGCGAGCATCGCTGAACTATTCTCAGAATTTTTATGTTCTGGCCTAGTCTGGCGCATGTTCGATAAGGGAATCCTCTACAGGGAAGCGAGATTCCAGTGGCTGGAAACAGCCAGTCCAACTCACAAAGTGAGTTGGAAGGGAATCTATTCTAACCCTAAGCTATTGGATTTGCTGGGTCTTTCAGACCCATTAAGACAAATTTTGATCTTGCTTGATCAGAAGAAACTTCTGCTCTTGTTTGATGTTCTAGTGGACCTTGACTTAACAAAGGAGAGGCTGAATCCAATCTCGGAATTTATTCCGGGAGAGGGTCGGTACTCTGATGCTAAGTGTGGCTGGCCGAAAGGCAGCTACGTAGGTAAACTGTCGATCAAAGAAGAAGCAGCTGGAAAACTAAGGGTGTTTGCCCTAGTGGATGTATGGACGCAGAATGTACTGAAACCAGTGCATGATATGCTTTTTACATTCCTTAAATCGTTACCGAATGATGGTACATTTGACCAACACGCCTCTGAAATGAGAGCGAGAGAGAAAGCAATGAAATGCGGTCACTCTTTTGGTTACGATCTAACAGCTGCAACAGACAGACTTCCGATTGAGCTTCAGATTAAGATCCTTAATCTGTTGGTTCCTACTCTTGGGGACCATTGGAAGAAACTTCTAGTAGACAGAGATTACTATCTCTATCTACCGGACGCTTTTCAGAAGGAGATTGCTTTAGGGAAGGATCCCGTTCCCGACGCCTATGATATAGGTGAAGGGAATATGATTCCTATCTATTACGATCTCAAAGGGCAGGCATGGGTGGTACTGCGTTACGCAGTGGGCCAGCCCATGGGGGCACTTTCTTCTTGGGCAATGCTAGCGGTGACACACCACTACATTCTCCAATTAGCTTATAGAAGAGCAAGGTCAATTCCAAACGGTGTTCCTTTTACTCTAGAGACCTGGTACTCGAATTATGAGTTGCTTGGTGACGATATCGTTATCTTTGATAAGGATATTGCCGCCGAGTATCTTGTAGTGATGGCTGAGCTGGGGGTGCCTATTAACGTAACCAAATCGGTTGTCGCAACAGTACCCGCAACTGAGTTCGCTAAAGTGACCAGTCTTTACGGTAAAAATGTTTCCGCGTTGAGTTGGAAAATGTTCATGTCTGGGAATAGTCTGATGGGAAGGGTGAATATTGCTTTTATGCTGCTCTCAAAAGGAGTAGTATCCAAGAATATTATACCCTGGCTCGAAAGGAGCCTTGCCTTGTCTCCTTGGAAACCAGGTAATCCGACAGCCAGTTATGTCGCTTTATGGACTATGCTTGCCAACCGTGGTTTAATCACCATGGAAGACGCACTTAGAGCTTTAATTGACGGTAAGACGAAAATCTTCCGTTATGCTCGTGCTGTGTTGTTAAACGCAGATACGAACAAGATTAAACTCGCATTACCCGGTATAATAACCGGTAAAGGTGTGCATATCTTCGAACGAAAAACTGTTCAAGCTATTTTTAAGATTGAACTACCTTGGTTCAGAATCACCATGTGGAAACCACTTGCTGTGTTCCGAGCCAAAGCCAACATTTCTGAGGACTGTAGAGTATTAGCTGATGCGATTTTCGAATCGCTACTCCTTGAGCATTGTGGAAACACAGCGCCCGAGGAGTTTAAGGCAAAATACTGTACACTGTTGACGGAAGAAGGAAACTTCTTTCAGAACGGTGTCCCCGTAATATCATCAGTTTACACTGGTGAGAATTATGGGCTACCGGATGAAATGCAAATTTCACTTCAGATCTTGTACGCAAACTTGTATACTATGTTGCTGGAGAAGGTTGAACATCTGTCTGAACCGATTCTTACGAATTCGATTGAGATGGACAGTCCTACAGCTCTCCTTGTAGAGATGCGAGATAAACTCGATCGATACAATGAGTTCTTACAGTTAGTCCAACGGATGAATATTAAATATTCAGACGAAGGCTCACCACCGGTACGAAATGTACGCGGAACTGAGTTGAAATTAATCAAACTAATCAGTAAGATGGGGAATAGACCTTTATTCACAACTGCCAATAATCTTTGGTAGAGTGCTGAGAATCTTATTCTCCACATAGAAGCAATGTTTACTGCTTATATATGTTTCGCAACATATATGGGTGGTAGCAGACTCAATTTGGTATTTATGCTATTGAAGCCGAGTAGGCGACGAAATAGCTATAGTACTAAAGGCGGTCTGCAACCTTACTTCTGATGAAATGGACCGGA